CTATATCCTTCTATAAAAATATTGTTAGTATGACCGTTAATAATATCAATCGCCCAATCTGAAATTTGATCGTGCCTCTGTGTCTCGGTGGTATAGGGTAGATGAAGTCTGCCATTTATTTGTCCATTATAAAAATTACCTTCATATTTTTTTACGTTTGTTAAATAATATATATTACAGTTTTTAAAATCAAACTCACCCTTGCATACACAAATAGCAGGACTTGTTAAACTGTAATCAATTCCAATCTGAAATGTCGTCTTTGTCTTCTTCAAAATAAGCATCCTCTTCTTCAATTAACGACTCAGCACCACAAAATGGACATGTTGTAGGTTCTATTTCTTCATCACGCCATTTAACAGAATATTCTTCCTCACATTCAGGACATTTTAAATCTGCTATGTTTGTTCTATCTCTACTCATTATAGTTTAAACTTTTTAAATTGATCTTTTTTAACGTCTTGTTTTACACCACCAATAACATAACTTTCTATTTCAGTTTCTTGTGGAGCATTTTGTAATGATCGACTATTAAACCAATGTTGTGTCCATGGTAATGGGTTGTTACTAGTTGATTGATCATATTTAGGTGTTAATCCAATAAATCTCATTCTTCTATTTGCTGTGTACTCAACATATTGATGTAATAATTTATCTGATAATCCTATCATAGAACCTTTTTGAAACAAATAAGTTGCCCAACGTTTTTCTTCTTGTACTGCGTCATCGTATAATTTATAAACTGTTTCTTCACAATCTTTTATTACCTTATTCATCACTTTGTCATTTTCTTTATTTCTATAATTGTTAATTATATTTTGTGACATTGCAAGGTGTTGACTTTCGTCTCTAGCAATTAATGATAATATCTTAGCAGAACCTTCCATAAGTTTTAATTCACCAAATGCAAATGAACAAGCAAACGATACATAGAATCTTAATCCTTCAAGTATGTTTACACTTACTAAAGCAAGCCATAATGCCTTTTTTAATTCGTATTCATCAACTGATTTAGGGTTCAACTTATACTTGTATCCTATAGCAATTAATCTATCATATGCTTCAGTGACGGATTTTGCACGTTTCTCAATCTTCTCGTCTTCTATAATCGTGTCAAATACTTCCGAGCGGACTGAGTACAGATTTTTGATAATGTAAGTGTATGAACGGCTGTGGATGGTCTCCATGAAGTCCCACGCAACTATAGCACCTTCTAATTCTGGTAAAGATACAAAGGGTAAAAACGCAATACATGGCCCTCTACCTTGTACAGAATCTAACATTGTTTGATATTTAAGATTTGAAGTAAATATAAACTTTTGTGATTCTGACAATTGAGCATAGTCGTTCCTATCTTTCTGTAAAGATACTTCTTCAGGTCGCCAGAAAAACCCTAATTGTTGTTGTGTCAATCTATCAAAAGCAGGATACTTGAAACTATCGTATCTTTGAACTGCTAAATCATCACCAAAAAACATTGGTTGTTTTAAAGTGTTTAATTTCTTGTCTTTGTTAAATACAGTTTTCATTTCGTTTCCTCTCCCAATATTTCTTTAGTGCTAAACTTGTTTTCTTCTTACTATCTTCACTGTGTTTCTTATCTTTCATGCCATAACTTTTGCATAAATTATTCTTTGGATCACTTCTTAATATAGACCACTTTCGTCTTGTTTCTTCACTATGATTTTTGCCATAAAAAGGATTCTTCTTACCTATTCTTTTTTTAGCAGCCTTACTTATCAATGACTTAGTTTCTTCTAAGTGTTTCTTACCATACAAAGGGTGCATTTCTTTTGTATAGGGTTCATTCTTATGCCAAAATAGTGACTCTTTCATTGCCTCTTTAAAACCAGGCAGACTATTTATGAACTTTTTAGTTGCTACAAACTTTTTCATTATAT